CAGCCTCGATGTAACTTATATCTTCTGGATTAAGTGGAATTAAATTCGTTCCGTTATACCAAAAATCATAAACTTTATTCAAAAGCTGATTAGCACCTGGATCAGCACCGGATAATAATTTGATATTGATTGCTGAACCGCCACCCGGCGCTAATGTACAATTCCCAGTATTCGCGGTGTGGATCAATATCTGATAAACTCGGCCAGAAGTCAGAGACGATGGCAAATTAGCGACTGTATAAGCTGATCCTGATCCCGCAGTTAATGACGGTACAGAAACAGCAGACATGATGTTAGTGTGTGAGCTTAGGTCTTTATTAGTTAAGGTCTGTGCAGTGGATAGGTCAAGTAAATTAATACCTTTCCATTGCGGCATTCCGCCGTAGCCAAGTGAAAAAATCTCATCTATAGTTCCATTTGTCACCCATACTCGAAAAATCCCTTGAAAGTTATCAAAAAATACATCTTTGTACGCCGCAGCACCTAATAGCACAACTTGACCACCTTCGTTTACATCATCTTGCGGGTGAATGTAAGTAATACCATTCTTCCATGAAATATGTAATCTTCTTGTCGTTGATCCTATAGGACACGTTTCAATATAAGCTTCTGTTCCGCGAGCCGACCCTGAAAATGTTTCTAAGGCTTTAAAGACAATAATTCCAGTTGAGCCAACATAAGCACTCCCATCATAACCGAGAGCACCTATAAATGTTAATGTATCTCCAGCTTGGACTGCTGTCGGTGAGGCTATGGTGCCCCTTGCTCTCAATCCTCGAAACCCTGGAGAAGATACCGCACCGGCTGAGATTGATCCAACTGAAGCAGTTACACCAGAACCAATAGCAGCAAGCTCAATATCAATTGGCAATGTCATTGCTGGGGTACCAGGAGCAAGCACTTGCACTTCACTAAATTTTCCAGTTCCGGGCGTTGTTTCTCCTATCGTTCCGCCGTTAATAGCTAAGTTCACAGGCTCAGAATTAAGTAAGATATAATTACTTGCATTCCATCGCACAAAATAAATACCGTTTGTTACTATCTGTCCTGCGACTGTAGCATTTCCAGCTTTGTCTAAAACATTCGATCCTAGAATCGTAAATGCGCCAGTGTTAGTCACATGACACCTAAACCAGTAAACATAGTTATTAGTTTTTGGACTCCAAGATAATCCGGTCACGTCATAATTGACCCCAGATACTCCGCCACTGGTGACAGTAGATAATGGAGGAATAAAAAAATCTCTTACATGATCATCTAATAATTCCATGTAATCCGTCATTTCCTGTCCGGTCGCGCCAGCAGCAGGATAGAGTCTTATTGCTTTTGATTTTGGTTCTAATGACATTTTAATAACCTTTTATTGTTGCATCAATTAAACCTTGTACTCGCGTGCCTACGTTAAGTGTTTGCACAGAAGGTCCTAATGTTGGATTTTTATCTAATGTCCTTACGTTGTTTGCTCCATTTCCGTCTTGTTGGATTCCGTAAGTTACAGTTTTAATTGCTGTGTAAGTTTTTGTAATGGGTAATCTCACCGTACCAGTGGAAGCCACCACAAAGTCCTGAATATCTTCAGAAATATCCGGTAAATCAGCATCGACTGATAAAGCCGATATCACGCCTTGAACTGTACCCGATGAAGTCGTAACTTTGAAGTTATATGTATTTGCAGATAAACCATAAACACGACCAGGCCAAGTGATATAGTCTGGATTGGTTGATAACTTATATTCCACTTTGTATTCTTCAGCCGTGACAGTGAAATTTAATACCATAAACGAATCAACCGACGGGCTGAAACTAAATGTATAACTCATCTCATAATAGACCTGGTCAGCATAAAACTGTGCGCTAGAAGTATTCGGATAAACTTGAGAATGAGAATTATCTGGATAATGTTGCGTTGAAGAACTCGCTACTAGATTACCACCGCTCACTGTTCCGTTTACTTTCGTTCCAGTAAATCCTCCGGCTTTCTCGTCTTGCGTTTCCACAAGATTCTCTATCAAAGGATCACCTAAATTTGACAGGATAGCCGCTGGAGTCAGTCCAATTCTATCGCCTGTATCAAACGAATTAATGAGATAGGTTATCTGTCCTGATCCAGTCGGTAAATTTAAGACTGTGTGGGGTGAGCTTGTTATGTACCCTTCATGTAAGGGTGTCGCGTCTTCGTATGTAGTGACATTTCCGTAGTGAAATCTGATCTGATATCCTTTCAAATCTAAATCATTGACATGCCCAAAAGTAAAAGTTTTACCTTCGATGTCAAACCACGGAACGCTAGAGGGTGGCTGTGTTTTACCAGTTAGCAAATGTTCTAATTGAAAATAAGCACTATCCGGTTTTGTTCGGCTTAAATGTTTTAATCTTATATTATAAGTGATCCCACCGATCCCGGTGATATAAATACGATTAACAATACTTGACTGAATCACTTCAGCTTGATAGTTTGTATCGGTAGATTTTTTATATTCTATAACAGTCCCAGTCCATAATGGATCATTCGTCAGATTCCATGTCAATAAAATCCTTTCGATTATCGTGCCGTCATTTTGACTGATTAATTGAGCTGTACCAGAATCCGCAACCACCCCAGAAGGCGTAGCCATCGCGCCTAAATCAGAAACTCCCACCGCGACATGAGTTTGAGTCGCTGTCCAATCGCTATTTTTTGCGGTAGCGTCCGCTAATACTCGGCCTCTAAAATCATAACTCTCGCCTTCATCGACTGAAATGAAATGTTCAGTATCATCGACATCATTACTAAATGCCAATGACCTCCAAACACTCGCCGATGTTTTTTTAGCTTGAATCTCATAACCTATGGCTTGAGAATCCGGTGATTTTATGTGAGTTACTTTGACTCTCTCATCTACAGAATTATCGCCACGAATTAATAAAGTACTCGCGCCGCTAACTAAGGTCAAAGAAGTCAAAGGCTTTAATTTGTAGACTGTTACAGTCTGTATAGGTTCAGCAGAAAAAACAGGCGGGACGTATTGAATCCGTCTTGCAGAATTCAAAAGATCAACACCTTCATAGCCTAACTCAAATCCCATCCTACCCTGCGGCGCAGAAACAGGTTCTAATGCGGAACCTCCAAGAAACGGGACATATTTAGTTGATTCGTCAATAACCGCGTTTGCTTGAAACGGTGAGTTACCACGATTCGCTTTATGATTCGCTGAACTAATCGATGGAGGAACATGATTCCCGTCCAAAAATATCGCTAGCCCGCCAGGACTCCCGCCCGCGCCCGCGCCCGCGTAGTACCTCCCCGCCATCATTGCAGGAGAAGCAACATCAGCATATTCTCCTAGTTGTCCATCATCGCCACTGGTATCGATATAACCAGACGGTCCGAATGACATTCCACGACAAATAATCGTAAGACCAGCACCGCTGTTTCCACCGTCTCCACCTTTTGCAAGCAAAGTTACATTGGAACTTCCGAAGCTAATTAATTCAGCTTGATTAATAACTCCTGAGGTGGTATGCGAACGTTCTATATTCCCACCAGCGCTGCCTGAAGTGCCTATTAGATCATTCGGCAGAAAATCAATACTGGTTGATTGATTACGAATTTCAAAAAACGGTAAAGAAGAAATATCGCTCTGTACATTATTGCTATAGTAAGAATCTATGACTCCATAAGTAACATTAGACCAACTCCACGTATTAAGTACTAATCCTTTACCGGATTTAGTTCCTCCAAAGAATCCTTTAACGCCTGCCCCTGCGCTCCCTGATATTGTTATATTTGCCCCTGCGCTTTCATTCACGGGAGTTCCACTGACTAATTGACATAACGCGGTATTCGACAATACGTCAACGTTATTTTTCCATGCGTCACTACCACCGGCCACCCAATCCTTGACAATCCATAAACTATTATTCGCAGAATTAGCCCATCCTGACATGTAAAAAGTAGGAGAGTTCGTCAATAATGAATCTAATGTATTTCCAGTCCAGTTGATTGTTGCAGTATTCCCAGAGGCTCCAGTAATTGAAATATCATTTGAAACAGTATTCTTTTTAATTCCATACCATATTTCTGAATAAACTGTTTTTGATTCTGATCCGCCTGGAAACCCACGACCTTTGCCGTCTAATATGCCATTGCGAGTAAAAAAACCTTTAATCCTTAACCGAGTATTTTTATTAAACGTAACTACTCGATTGCTAGGCAGAGTCAAGTCTCCGTTATAATAATAATCCGTCATATACCGACCGCCGGGAATATCTCCGTCCGCAGTAATTACCCCGCCGGATATTGTCAGCACAGTTGATAAGTCTACACCGACGGTATAAAACGAATCATTAAGTACAGCACTATTGATTGATCTTGGAAGAGGAGTCACTACACCGGTAGACGCGAATAAATCAAAAGTCACGTCCCCGTTTTTATCGATGCGCTTTCCGTGAATCTCGAAAACTCTATTGATATCTAAATTTGTTTCTTTGTCTCTGTATTTATCCGTTTTTACTTTGACAGTCTGGCCTACTTGAAGCCATCCAGTAGAGGGTAAGCATTTAAGCGAAGCTGTATAGGGAGGATTGGAAAAATGATCCCGGTAGGATTCAAAATAATTAATGATATCTTCTTGAGTATGTTTCCCGGTTCTTAACCCCTTAAATTCAAATTCTATCTCATTATTGATATTATGCTTAGAGATAGAGTTAAAATCTACTACGATACTTTTCTGTAAAAATTGTTCGGTATGTGGATCATACTGCCAAAGAATACGAAATATATTAACCACTTCTTTAAGTGATAAATCCATCTTGTTATAGCTGATAACGTTATCATTATTTAATTCAGCTACATAATTAGCATTTCTCAGGATTGGTTGAAGCCGTTTAAATCCTATGCGACCATCATTTCCGACTTGCAGAAATCCAGAAACCCAAGGAAGAATTTCCTTCCTTAAAAATTCCTTACCTTCAATCTCAGAATATCCCTCAAATAATACTACTTTACCTGATCCGGTGGCTGGATTCCACAGATCAGGATGGGATAAAAAGTCATTGATAACGACATAATCAGTTGAGATTCCAAGATTCCAGGACGTTGGCATCGTTCCTGTTTGGCCGTACAGAACTCCAGTCAAAACAGCGTAAGCTATTTTAAGTACCGCCCCCTCCAAGTAAACGTATTCAGTAACTTCTGTTCTTTTATCAATTGGCTTTGCTTCGTCTGATTCATGCCCGGCCGGAATCGTTCCAAAAGCACCACGTCGAATAACCACAAAAGACAATCCGTCTGTGGGATGGGTATAGGCGTTATTCTCATTACACGCGATAACCTCCTTGTCTATCTTAATATATCGGACAGTGATTGATGGATCATCGGTATAATTAGCGTCATGTTCTAATACCCCAAACCCGGAAAGACTTTGAGCAGTCACCGGAATGTGCATCTGCTCTGCGGTCATCGTCTTGGTCAGAGTTGTTTTAGCCTGAGTAAATATATTTTTTCTGGCTTCTCTCTGTCTATCGTTTAATTCAAACGTATAAACGTATTGATGCTGTTCAACATTATCGACAATGTAATCGACCTCAGGTTCGTAGTCGATAAAGTCCATGTCATTAAATCCTTTATAAACGATACACCGCTTATGCCTAATGCCCTTTCCAGCCTGCTCCTTTTCATACAGTTTATTGGTAAGCTGTTTGTCTAAATCCGCCACCTCAAAACTATAATTACCAATAGAGGAATCTCCATTTCTAGTATTGACTTTCTGACTGGTTCCTCCATTAATCTTTAAGTTGCGCTGTATTACAGTAGCACCATCAGGAACTTTCGCATCAGCAGAACTCGTCAAATACAATATATCCGTATTTGCAAAGTCAAAAGACAGCGCAATGGTATAATGCACTTCTCTAGGATTGAGCTTCTGCAAGAAGTTCAGGTAAGTATTATTCACGGGACTATCTTCACATCGAAGCTGAAGGTAAAATGTTTAATCCCCTCTCTGGATTCTTTGTAATCTCCATCCATTTTATAGATGGCTGGACTAGCAGGCGATGCTAACGTACCATAAGGATCAAAAGTAAACGGTTCTGTGGCTGCTATGCTATCAAGAAATTCAATCCAAATATTAAAATCTGATGATAAATACTCGACAAGAGGACTTGAAACGCTAAAGCCTCTTTCAATACGTGAAAAAACAGTCTCGATCCTGCCGCTATCCGATTTTGAATCAGTCTTTATGACGTTTTTTATGTGATCTAAACGAGACGCACCAAAATCAAAAGAATAAGAATTTCCAATCACATGGCCGTCAATCAGAGACCGCTTAGCGGTATAAGTCACTCTTGCCATTATGCCACTTTCACAATTTGATTACCAGAAGTTAGGGTGAGCTGATTAAGATCAAGCGCTTTTTTCACAGAATCTACAATTGTGGACTGAATATCTTCAAGCCCAATAGCAGAGCCAGCAAAAGTAATATTGACATTAACTGCACTTTGAGAGCTTTGTTCTGTTTGTCTTGGCTGAATTGGTACAACATTCTGAGGCTGGCCTGCCCCGCCTCCTTGACCTTGCATCGAAGGTGCCGCATTACCTGAACCGAATTGAGTATTTTTAATCGCTTGAATCTGTTTGAGTCCGGCGGCAACTTGTAGCGCAGCCATGGCAAATGATAAAGGTGGTGGATAATCAGCAAGTGCTTTTGTTGCGCCTTGATAAGTATTGATGATTGCGTTTGCAATGCCAGCCGCCTTGTTTATTTTAAACATGGACTTACTTTGCTGTGCAACTCCCTCTGTCATCTCTATAAGCTGTCCTACAACAAACTTTGTTTTGTTTATTGCGGACATCTTCTCGAATTTTTCTCTTTGACTGAGAGCCTTTTTATTTATTTCAGTAATTTTGTCTTGATGTTTTTGTTCAAGACTTTCTAGTAATCTTTTCCTGGCTTCGCCCTCTTCCATGTTAGCATTAAGAATATCGACTCTTTTTTGATGAGCCTCCATTTCCAACTGAGTCTCGGTCAAGCCAAAGTTACGTAACTTTTCAAGCTCTTCTATTTTAATAGCATCTCGATCTAGTTCGAGTTGTCTTATGATAGCCGCTCTCTCCGTTTCATCAAAAATATATCGATTAGCTAGCTCAGATTTTTTTACAAATTCTTCATTTAAAATATCCTGCTTTGTTTTTACGATATCCCTTAATTTGTCAATTTCTTTCTGTGTGTCTTCATCGATAATGGGTTTAGTAGTTCTTCTTTCTTCTTTGACAGGCTCTTCTGTAACAGTAGATTTCTTCGCAAGCATTCTATCCCTGGTCATAATTAGATTGTCTAAGTCTAATTTAAGCAATCTCGCATCTTCTCCAAGGTCTTTCATCAAGCCCCATTTAACCAGCGGCTCGTTTTTTTGCCTGATTAATTCCAGCTTTTTACTGGTTTTTTCTATGTCTTTATTTATAACTGCTATCGGATCAAGGCTCCCAGCAAAGAAGTCTATTGATTTTGAAAAGAAATTGGTTATTGTAGGAATAACACCCGCTATATTAGCAAAACCCTTAATAAGAACCGAAAATAAAGCATTGGCTGATTCGACCGTTTTAGGGTCTTGTAATATCTTGGTTAGTTTTTCTATTTCCTGTGATGCACCAGTTAAATTATTCCCTTGCAAAAGGTTTCCGAAAGCATTATTTAATGCCGTCAGCGATCCGCCAAATGTTTCCCTTGCAGCTTTTGCAGAACCGCCGAAACTCTTTTCAAGTTCTTTCAAAATAAGGTCTTGAGCTTCAGCCGCCCGACCAGTAGAAGTCAATGCTTTAATGGTCTTTTCTTGTGCGTCGCTGAAACTTACTCCAGCTTTTTTCAATGCTGAAAGTCCCTCTGCCGGATTATTCAATGCTTTCCCGACTTGCATCGCCGCAGTCTTTAGATCAGTTCCTAAAGATGTTGCCATATTCAATATGGCTTCTTGCGCTCCCGCAAATTGCGAGCCTTGTATTTCTCTGAACGTGAGTAAAAGAGCCTGCATTTCCATTACAGCCTGGTCTCCGTAAGTGGTTACATTCTGTAACCCACTCGCCATTTTAACCAGTTGATCACGTGTAAACCCCGCAGAACCACCCGTCGATCTTATTTTATTGTCTAACTGACTAATGGCGTTTTCTACTTCTATACTGTTTTTTACTAGTTTGGTAAACGATAAACCTGCCGCCGCAATTGATCCAAGGGTTATTCCCATCCTCTTATTAAATGAATCAAAAGCCTCTCTTGACTCATCACGGGCGGTAATAATAAAGTTTTGTTTTGGGTCTGCCATATTATATTTTCTTGATTACATTAACTTCAGCATAAAAAGCCTCTTCTATATCACCATCGATAATAACAATCTGGATAATGTAAAGCCCTTTTTTGGTTATTTTTGAAGTCTCTGAAGATGGAAAAATCGGAACAATCAGACTGGTAGCCCATGCTGACCCTGGAGTCGAAGATAAAACAGAGATATCAGAAGTATACTTTACTTCCGAAGAATCAATAATTGAAGCGGTTACGGTCGCAGTTGGATTAATTAAAAAAGTAGTATCGACTTTATTAATTACTTTGTATAATTGAATGGATATCGTTTGCTTAATACCAGAAACGATACTAGCAATACAAGCTTTGCTCATGGGTCACCAGTTTTTTATTATTTCTACGGCTTCTGTAAATACGTTGGGTTGATCTAATATACCGCCCGATCTAGGCAGTATCTTGTTTTCGTAGTGGGAATATAAATCAATAAATAGAGAAGACCTTGGCGTGACCATCCATCTTAGACATTTTCTAGTCGTGATGAATGGTCTTCCCGATCTGTCCTTGATAACCCATTCGCCATTGGGTTTGTTATGCTCTGAATCACACTGACAACTTCCGCAGTTAAATTGTGATTGATTTCTTGATACTTCAACTGCGGCTATGAGTTTTTTATTTCGTCATCCTTTAACTTATTCATAGAGACGATATTTCCGGCTAATTCAAAAATCATTGTGACAGTCATACAATTTTCGATTGCTAAATCAATATTTTCATACTTAAATGGCAATACGCTTTTATCCTTAGGGTCATAAATATTTTTCCAATCTTTTACCCCTTTTTTTATGATGCTAACAACATCATAACCGGATTCCATACCTTTAAGACTCACCGTCAAAAAATCAGCCTTGCTTAATGGAGCAATTAAAAATTCCACTCCTTTGTTATTATCTTTTTCAGGCTTAAACCAGGTAGGTACAATGCCAGTTAATTCACTCATAAAACCTCTTAAGTATGTGTAATCGTTAATTCATCATCGGATGCGGATTCAATCGCAACAAATCCAAGCTCATAAGTCCTGACCCCTTCTCTGTCCGCTGGGGCAGCAGAATTATAGTAAATCTTTGGCATATCTATCCTAACCCGGTTACCTGCGGTGCCTCCAATCACTCCAGTTGTTAAAGCGAATTCGGTGCCAGCTTTAAACTCGGAATAAAAATCTTTTACAGCGATAACGTGCATCATCGGATCAAATGATCCTGATACATTACGATCAGTAATAATCAATTCACCATATCCGTCAGGTGCGCTTATATCTTCTTGCAAAGACAAACTATTCTCTACAGTAAATTCCATTTTTGAAATTGATGGAGAATATCCGCCGATGGTAAACGGAATGCCAATCAATGGCGCTGGGACGGTTGTATCATACGCGGGGGCGGCTGGAGTAATATCGATATGATTACCTACATGTCCTGTGACTGTCCATGATAATTTACCAATCGATCCAGTTTCCAAGCTGGCTGAAACGGATTTTACTCTTCCACCAGTCAATTTAAAATAAGTCCCGTCCATGTAAAAATACATGGTAATTGATCCAATCGCAGATGATGCAACGTCATATATAACAGAAGTTGAGGCATTAATTGTTTGCGCTAGTCCAGCCGCTCTCCACAATACTCCGGTCTCCGGTGGAGAATCAATCGTTCCACTGCCTCTTAACTCTGTATCAAAAGTAATAGTCCGTAATTCGCCAGCAAAAACACTTTTTAACTTCCCGAACGTTGGTTTTATAACTGGTCTTTCTACCATTCGCAGTCCTTCTGGTGCCCATGCCAGATTGGATACTTGTATTGCATCCGCTGCCGGGGTAGGAACAGAGTCAACATTATAGGTTGTTTCCAACTTAGCAGTAATAAACTCTCTAGTTACTAACATTTTTCTTATCCTCTTTCAAATTTTTTTCCTTTTTTTCTTCTTTAGGCTTCTCAGCCTCTCTTGGAATGTATTGTTTTTTCATAGTTACCTCTAAATAGATGGGTCTAAAATGCTGTGTCTGTAGTGAACTTTCCATAATGTCTCAATCTTTGCGGTCGGTTTTTCTGATACGCTTTCGATCTCTGGATTTCCTGTCCCAGCCGGATAAAGCATATAAACGAAGTCCAACCCTAACGGATAAGTCTGAGACTGAACCCAGGACATTAAAGCAATGTGCATTTCTTTTCTTATTTGCAGAATAATACTATCAATACTATCGCCAGACGATCTAACTCTGATTTCAGCGATAATCTCTAACACGTTATCGATTCTATCCATGCTTGAAAATCCGAATTCACCCTGCGGCGTTTCCTCGCCTAGCATTACATTGATTGCAGTCCTTGTATCCTCTTCTATCTCATAAGTGCGATTCAGATAAACACGATTACCCGTCGATTGAAGTCCAGTTATTCTACTGACAAATGCCGCAATCACTTGCATTGCTCTATGATCCATCGTTCAACTCCAGCATAAATATAATCCATCCATATCCATCTGGCTGCCTTTCGCGCGCGATATATTCAACATTATCAATAAGTATTTTATCATCCAGGCATATCATCTTGGAGTCTTCAGCTAAGCATTTCAAAATAGGTTTGTAACCTGTAAAGCCATGCGTCTCTATATACTCTCGCGTGAATATCCCATTAAATGAATTTCCTTTAACCGAAACAACAGCGTCACTCAATTTCTGAATGACGCTGTTATTCAGCTTTTGCCTTAGGTTATTAAAGCTCATCCTTCGATTTTTTTACCTTCGGTTGAACTTCATAAACCACACCTCTTTTAATCAAGGATTCGGCTTCTTCTTTGCTTACGCCAATATCTTTAATATCCATTTCAATACCAGGATCAAGATCACCTGCGCCAGTGGTAAGCGTTACTTTAGATACGATAATCATATTAGTTCCTCAGTTTAATTTACAGTTGCACATAATGAAGCATTCGCTCGATAAGGAAATACTAAAGGAGCTGATTGCAGCAACATTATTCGCAAAGCAGGGTCTTGTTCTAACCAGCTTTTAACAAAATAACGCTGAGCGCTAATATTAGCCTGCTCATCCAGAATGACACCATACCCACGAGTACCTTCAAGACCACCACCGCCGATGATAACAGTATTATCTGGAATCATTTTCTGAGTGGTTCCGTTGTCATCTACGTAAGTATCCTGATAAACCCAGAAGTTCATTACTCCAATCGACCCAACATAACGCGCCTTGTCCTCGCCTTGTCCTCTTACAACAGGTTCAGCGCTCAATGTATTATTAGTCCCTCTACGAATATCCAGCAATTTCTGTACGTCAGCATCAGCGCGAAACAATCTAAACGCTAACGGGTCCATCGTAATATCCGCTGAAACAGCACCGGAAAGAGTTTGAATTTCACCGATCCATGTTTCAAGATTATCAAGCGGCTTAATACCGGCCTGACCCCATCGTGAAGCACCAGCAAGCGTTTTAATCAATGAAGCATCGCGACCGAAATTAACAACGACTTGAGGATAGCCATCACCTGTAACAGTAACAGTACCAAGTCGAAGCGCTTCGGATGCCATGACATTTTCTCGCCGAGTCAGCATTTTTAGCTGATCTTCTAACGTGACTCTAATATTTGCTTCCATGCGCTGGCTTGGAGTTAAACTACCTCCGATTGTTTCACCAGCATTTCGGCGCAGAGCCGCGTTAGGCTTGAAAATACGCTTATCTTTAGCGTAAGCAGGTTTAAATGACTTGGTTGTGTAACCAAGACCATCAACAATCTCACCTGCTCGTGTTGGGTGGACGAAAGGAGTTATTCTTGGCTTGTCATTCAGAATATCAAAATAAATTTCCTCTGATTCCGAAGTTTGTACAAGCGGAAAATAAGTCTGTAAAAGATGTGACGAAGGTTGATCTAATGACTCAACTACCTTAGCCAAAACGACTGTATCAAATGGTCCCATTGTTATGCTCCGTAATTAGTGGTTAAGAAAATAGACTTGCCACGAAGTCCAACACGAATTGAATCGGCTGTATGCGCCGTTCCGATGTTTAGTGCTGTTTCGTTAAACTCGCCTGTGAAATATGCAATTGCGGTTGCATCGGCTGCGGTTGCGTCAACATCAGTTGCTAAGATAGCGTCTGGAGTTTGCGAACCGTCGACAGCGGCGGATAATGATCGAAGATACTTACCGGATGCAGTAATCCTTCCTAGTACAGTACCCGGAACCAGAACGCCACCTCCGGAAAGAATAGTTATCTTTCGTTCTACTCGTGGAAATTCTCCAGCAATTAATTTCTCTGGTGTATAAGTACCTTCGGTTGTAAAACCTTTTGCAGTTGTCATTTAATACCTCCTATGAATTTAAAATACGTTTAACAATAGAATCTGCCGTTACTTCTAACGAATCAGAATCATTGCCGACGTTGGGATTTTTGATTGAACCCATCACCGCTTCAAAAGAACTTGAAGCCAATGGAGAAGCTGCCAAAATATCTTTAGCATCTTCAGCCGTCATACCTTTCTTAAAAGCTAATGTTTTGGCTAGTGCCTCGCGCCCTTCTGCTTCAGCAAGTGATAGGATTGATTTAATGCGTTCATTCTCGGCTTTGATACCTTCCTCTTTGCCTTCCTGAATGCCTTTACTTTTTGCATCCGTAACAGCGGCTATATCTAACTTGTTCGGTTCGCTGTCCGTTTGCATGTCTTTATCTGACATGGTTGTACCTCTCGTTGTTGTTGATAATCGGCGCGAACCCGCGCCACTGTTTAAGTCAAATAAACGACTTAATTCTTTACCCTCGGTACTTATACGATCTGCTAATCCAACAGATAAACCGCTCTTGCCAAGGTATACTTTTGCTTGTGTGTCTCTAACTTGTTGTTCACTGATATTTCTATTTCTTGCAACAGTAGAAACAAACATTTCATATAATTCATTTATTTCTGATTGGAATCCAGCTTTAACAGAATCTTTTAAAGGTTCGTGAGAATTACCATCTATTTTATGATCGCCTGCAAATATAAATTCATATTTAACCCCTACTTTTTCGTCAAATTTACTTTGATCTACGTGAGCCATGACGACTCCGATAGAACCTGTATAGCCAGTTTTAGTAACTACGACTTCATTTGCCGCCGAAGCTAACAAATATCCTGCTGATAAAGCGGCATCTGATACTATGGCAGTTATCTTTTTAATATCTCTAGAGGAATATATCTTATCAGCCAAATCAAAAGCACCCGAAACCTCGCCACCTGGGCTTGATATAACCAAGGCTATTTCTTTGACTTCGTCGTCTTGCAATGCCATATCTAACGCATCGCCCAAAAATTCGTAACTGGTCATACCAGACATAGCATCAATCAAGTCGGCTCTGTGAACTAATGAGCCAAATACATTTATAATTCCAACGCCTTTGATTGCCTCATAACCAGCATTCAATCTTTCCTCGTGCGTGAAATTACTTAAATCAGCACCTTGTATTTTGTCATTGATTACAGAAGCAATGACTTCAAGTTTAGACTGACTAAGTAACAATGGAGTATTAAAAATTCTCTGTGCTATATGTGGATATTTCATGCTGCCGCCTTTTCTTATAGTTCTTCTTGTGATTCATCTTCTGGATATTCATTACCTTTAAAGCTAAGTCTTGAAGACACATCCTGAACGGTTATACCGCGCTCTTTCATTTCTGCTTTCTCAATGGCTATCTGATCGAATTCCTGTAAGTAATCTTTACCGCGTTTAGCGTAAGCATCCTTATAAGTTGTCAGATTATTATTTAACTCCTCAATATCCGCTTTACCTTCTTTAAGCGGATCAATGGCTCCACGACCTGGACCGATCCATTCTGCTCCGCAATAAGCGCGTTTATTCTGATAGAATCCTGGAGCATCAATCATTTTCTTATTGACCATCTCCTCTAGTATTAGCATCCATACCTCATCACACCACATACTAGAAAACCATCGGCGCTCACTATGGAAGAATCTCCATGCTTCCAATAATGCTGCTCTAGCGCTAGAATAATTCGTTTTGCTAAAGTCCTTCATCACCAGCTCATAAGGAATATTAAAACCAGCGCCGATTTCTCTAGCGAGCTGTTCCATGTATCCTACGTAAGCGGTGGCTGGACGATTCGGGACGTGAGAATTAAATTTATCACCAACAGGCAGCTTAATAGTCGCCGCAGATTCAAGACTTCCTCTCCAGTCGTTCCGTTCTGTAAAATATTCTTGTGGAGTAATTCCGAGCATCTGGCAAGCCTGCTCGACAGACATATCACTTTCTAAAATCATAGCGACTTTAGAATTTACATGCGCCGCTTGTAATTCTGTTAATTGATATTTACCAAGAAGATTAAACGCTGCCAAAACAGAAGAAGCAATCGCCTTTCCTCTGGATTGCCCAGGTCTCTCTTTCTTAAAGATATGTAAAAATCTTTTTCTTCCGAATTCAGTTCGCGCCGGGATAGTCTCCCACCCCTCACCCCCTGCCATAAAATAATTATCGCCAGGATGAGTCTTTTTAACGTGATAAGCTGTAGGCGCTCCATACTGATCAAAACTAATACCACCTCTGAGCGATGGAGTATCAATTTGATTGTTCGGATTACATAATCTAGCAGTGTCTATCGCCTGAAAACAAGTGGATATTTTACTTCCGCGACCTGGAATCCATAATGGAATGATCGCAGCCTCGCCATTTTGAATCACTGAATCATAGTTAAGATTCGTAAACGCATCAAAATTAAGACTTAACCCTGCATCAAAAAATACAGACTCAGAATAATCCTCCCATAAAGCCTCTGCCTGTTTTGCGAATTCATTTGCCCATGTGATATCCTTACCGAGTAATCTGTAATTCGGTTTTGAATTTAACCTAAGTCCAGTACCAATAACATTATCTTTAGATGTTTGCTTGACACCGGCAGCAATACCATTATTTCTATAAAGGTCTTGGTTACGATCCTGTAGAATAGTAATTTCAGGCAGTAAAGCAGAATCCGCTGAAGTAGTACTTGGCATCCAGTCTTTAATCTCGCGGGCTGTTCGCGATGCACCTAAGTGGTGAGTATCTGACATCATCATTTTTCGACGTAGTTTCTTACTCATAAGTACAAAGGCCTATTATTTGTTTCACCATTCATTAAAGAGATTTCATCTTTTAACTGGTTTATATATCTTCTCAATTCTGAAATATTCGCTGTGGTATAAGTAACACTTCTACCAGACTCAGAAATAGACTGCGCACTTCCGGTTATCATGTAATCATGATAAGCATTCTCAGCGGCTAATAGCCTAGCTTGTAAAGTCACTAAATCTGTCATTACCCACCCATTAGTATTTTTGCACTTACTTTTTCAGTAAGGCTCATCTTTTTTAAATCTACGCCTAGCTTTTCTTGTGCAATACGTATTATTGCCAAATTTCCATAACGAATATCTAAAGGCTCATTTCTTCGACCACCAGCATCAAAGAACTCTACCTCTCTACCTTTAACTTTCTTCTTTCTCTTGACTTCGGCGGTTAATTGAATGAAATAGGTCTCATCGTAATCCTGGTTAAAAGGGAAGTGCATATACCCATTACCGGGTTCTTGAATCTTTAAGCGATTGAAAACCATCTCCTTCCCTGTGTCAGAACCGATAATAGTTCTATAAACTCCAGCCTTGTTAGGTTCGCGTGGAAAATCAGCGAGAGGTCTATTCCACCCATCCATACCAGCCGTAGGAATAAAGTTTCTTATCCCATTCTTTTTGCAAAAAGCATAAACCTGGTCAGGAATATAACCGCAGTCTATGCCATTCAACTTTATATCAATTAAAGCACCGGATTCATGTTTGTATTGCTTTCTTAATTTGTCTGCCAGTACATTCCAGATTTCTGGTCTTGTCATATCTCCATAAAGACGAATATATTCTATACCCCAGCTTTCCTCACCCTCTCCCCATCCTATAACCTCAGTCTCAAATCTATCAGCTTGTACGTCTGTGAATGATGTTAAGTACTTAACGCCAGCGGGAACTTGAGCTTTATAGTGTTCGCGTCTTCGATAGATATCATTATGCTCTATCTTGTCCTCAGTCCTTTCCCATTGTTCGCCAAAAATAGTATTAGTAACCGTCTTTAGCTCGCTTTTGTCTCCGCGTTTATTTGCATTATTAGCCTTGATGAAAGTGGCCATCATATCCGACCAAGTAAGATCGAAGGATATCGCCGCCCAACACTTGAGGCCAACATGGTTAGGCCAATCTATTAAATCATCTCCATCAAATAAACTAATCCCATCCTTAGTCCACTTCCCATCCTCTGTTCGCCACGTCATTAAATGCGCGGTGTCTTTGTACTCGTTGTAAGTGATTGAATGATTGCAGTGCTTACAATAATGGCGAACTGTTTTCGGGTCTTTGTCGACCATGATCATCTGAGCAAATTCAAATTTAATCCACTCGCCACACTTACAAGGCATGTACGGTTCCAATATAATGTCAGCCATTGAGATTGACATCTCAATCTGACACATGCCCTGAACAGTAGGGGTACTGCCTCGGATGGATTTTCTAAACGGTGATGTAGTTGTACGAGTATCACCTAGCGAAGTGGCGGAACCCTCACCTTGTGAATCATCACTATTCGTACCGCCGATATCCGTATCGAATGCAGACAATTCATCAAAGATGGCCTCATCTTTGGTCAATCGTCTGTAGTTGACTGGTGCCTTACCTCCCAGGATATGCAACACCGATCCATAAAATACTTTCTTATGCTTGAGGTTATACTTTGATTTAACTCCATACTTTCCACGGAATTGTTGACGAACTGGCTCAACATCACGGATCATCGGTTCTATCTCATCATCCGAAAAATCATCCGCATCGTCATTGGTCGGTTGATAGATAACAATGTTTCTATGCTTATGCGTTGTCTTGTAAGCTACGTTAATACCAATCATTTTGGTATAGCCGATCCGCGCAGGTTTCTGCCATGAAACCGTCCTGATATCATCATTGCCGATGATGTTAAGTGGGACTACCTGAAACGGTCTAGTCCGCCATGCTCCCTCTGGCTTTGAAGTCTCCGGTGATAAGTAATAATACTTATCCGCCCAGTCAACTATCGATAGCGGCTCTTTGAGTTTCAGTGAGGCCAGAACCCTCTTCCCTATCTGATTCAGGTTCGTCTTGTAATCCATCATCGTAGATACTGATCTTGCTTGCATTATCCATTACCTTAAATAATTCTTGAGTCGCAGCTTCGATATCAGCCGCCGGAATATTGGGATTTCTTTGTTTCAAGCGAGCTGGGATAGAACCGACAACGGCAACAATTTGCCCAACGAACGCCGCCAACGCATCAACCAGCAAAGCATTAGGGGAATGTTCCTGCCTGAGAATGTTATTCTTCAATGCCATGTGATCTGCCTCCTCCTTTGTCTTCCGTGCCCGCTCGTCTTGCAAGTTAATGATAGTGCCATCAACTATCCCGCCCATCTTTGCAAGCTCTCGATTGTGCCACCACATAACACAAGCGTTTACATCGTAAGCCTTTTCAGTATTTTTTCCGGTAGATTCAGCTACCGGGAACTTTAGCTCGGGCTTCTTAGCCCAGCGGCTGACCGTATTTTCATCTACCCCTAAAATTTCTGCTATTTGCCTGCCATTTAAGCGCATTTAATACCTTACCGCCTTTTTTAGGCAGTTTTTGTTAGTTCGTTGATTGTGGTTCATTGTGGATTCATTTAGAGGCTAGATCGACCTTAATCTAAAAACCCTGTGCATAGCGACTTGCCCGGCCTCGAATTACC